TTTAATCGCTTACTACTCAATATTAACCGAAGAACAGGAACTATGATAATTGACCAATACGAACGCACATACTCCGCACCACCCGAACCAATCGGATCAACTACGGACGATATAGATTTTGACGAATCCGAGCCGTATCTAATCGACTATAACGATAACGACCCATCCGATACCGAGACACTATGAACCCAATAGCCATATTCACAATTACAACACTACTAGCCTTCGCTGTCTGGGTAGAATCGTATCGGCTTAGATTAGCGTTACGGATCTACACCGATCAGATTTACTCAACTTGGGGGCGATCTAGCTGGGTTTATTCTAACAAGCGGCAGGAACAATACTGGATGAGAAAGAACCTAAAACAATGACAACACTAACCGAAGAAATCGAATCACTAAAGCTCGTAATTAAAGAGCAGTCATCCAAGCTAGAACAAGCCCGTAAATACATCGAGCAGGTCGAAGCCGAGCGGGATGTGCTAATTGAGCAGGTATCCATGTTACAGCAAATGGTTACGGATAGATCTACTGAGATTAAATCTTTACTTAATAACTTATGAAAATCACCATCCAACCTACCGAGCTAAATATTATCAAAAACTACCCGCATCCGACCGTATCAGTCGAAATACCAGGCGATGACCTTAGTATGGATCAGATGATATCGGATTTGATTATCCCAGCTTTACTTGCATCTGGCTTCCACATGGAGACGATTAAAAAATACATTCAACCAGATGATTTTTATTGACGGATAGATAAAACCGACTATTTCTCACATCGCTACTCGCTAGCTATATCCTCGCTAACTGGATGAACCTAAAACAAACAACCTTCGCGCCCCTTTGTTTCAACGTGCCGATTTCTGATCGGGTTAGCCACGGAGTTCATCGGGGCGCATCTATTTAATTATGACTACGAATACACTAAAACAATACGATGAGTTCATCGAACAAAAAACAAGACGGGCTAAGTCTATAGGCTTTGAACCGTTACCAATTATCGCACCACTATTCGACTGGCAACAGCACGTTGTTAATTGGGCGGTAACTCAAGGACGCGCTGCTCTATTTGAGGATTGCGGACTAGGCAAAACAGCACAGCAGTTAGAATGGTCTAGCCAAGTATTGAGATATACAGGCGAGAGCGTTTTGATCTTAACCCCGCTAGCAGTAGCTCATCAAACTCAGCAAGAGGGCGATAAGTTCGGGATTCCTTGCCGAGTAGTAGAATCACAATCTGAATGCAAAAAAGTAGGTATCTACATTACAAACTATGAAAAGCTAGACAAGTTCGATGCGTCTAAGTTTGCTGGAGTTGTTTTGGATGAATCGTCTATCCTTAAAAATTTTACAGGCAAGACTAGACGGCAATTAACTGATACGTTTGCAGATACCAAATATAAGCTATGCTGCACAGCTACCCCATCACCTAACGACTATACAGAGTTCGGGCAGCACGCTGATTTCCTTGGCGTATGCACTCCCGCTCAGATGCTTGCCACGTTCTTCCTAAATGACACGTTTAATACTGGAGATTGGAGACTCAAAAAACACGCTGAGAATGAGTTTTGGAAATGGGTAGCTAGCTGGGCTGCGTGTATTGGTAGCCCGTCCGACATTGGATATTGTGATGATGGGTATATTCTCCCACCGCTCAATATGCAATCCATCACAGTAGACGTAGACTGGACTCAAGACGCTGGAGAGGGCGAGTTATTCCGCGCACCTACACTATCGGCTACTACCATGCATAAAGAGATGCGTATGACTTCAATGGCACGCTGTGAAAAGGTCGCTGAGTTAGTTAACCAATCCGACGAATCGTGGATAGTATGGTGCAATACTAACGACGAATCAGAAAAGCTATCCAAACTAATCCCAGATGCGGTTGAGATTAAAGGATCTAATACGTCCAAGCAAAAAGAAGCGGCTGCTGATGGATTTGTGGATGGTAAAATCAGAGTTCTTATTTCAAAGAGTGGCATCTTTGGGTATGGAATGAATTGGCAACACTGCCGAAACGTAGCGTTCGTAGGCTTATCTTACTCATTTGAAGATTTCTACCAAGCATTAAGACGTTCGTATCGATTCGGACAGAAGAAAGAAGTCAACGCTTACATTATCCAAGCCGCGACAGAAGATAATATCATCAAATCAATCAATCGTAAAATCAAACAGCATCAAGAAATGCAGGATAAAATGAAAATCGCTGCAATTGCATTTAAAGAAAACAATCCCAAAACACTAACTATGAAAACAGACATTAACACAGAATCAGGAGACGGATGGATGGTTCACCACGGCGATTGCGTCAGGGTAGCTAAAACCATCGAATCAGAAACAATCGACTTTTGCGTATTCTCCCCGCCATTTGCCGATCTATTTACATACAGCGACGACTTGCAAGATATGGGTAACTGTAATGACTTAGAGGAGTTCAATCAGCATTTTGGAGTATTGATTGAAGAACTACAACGGATCATGGTTCCAGGTCGCGAGGTTGCCGTGCATTGCGTCGATCTACTCGCCACTAAATGGAAACACGGATATATCGGATTTCAAGACTTTAGCGGCGAAATCATCCGTATGTTTTGGAAACATGGATTCACACTTCATAGCCGAGTAACCATCTGGAAATCACCCGTAACCGAAATGCAACGCACTAAGGCGCACGGGCTACTCCATAAAACGCTATGCACGGACTCATCTAACTCTAGAGTCGGCGCACCTGATTATCTACTGGTATTCCGTAAGATTGGAGACAATCCAAAGCCAGTAGTTAAAGACCGCACTAAATACCCAGTTGATTGGTGGCAAGAGGTAGCTTCTCCAGTATGGATGACTATTGACCAAGGGCGTGTATTAAATAAGGAAGGCGCACGAGATCACGCCGATGAGAAGCACGTATGCCCTTTGCAGCTGGACGTTATCGAACGTGCCGTGGAATTATGGAGTAATGAGGGCGATCTAGTTTTTAGCCCGTTTACTGGCATTGGTAGCGAGGGAGTCGGCGCACTAACTCTAAACCGTCGATTTGTTGGTAGCGAGCTAAAGGAATCATATTTCAAACAAGCCGTTCAGAACCTTAAAAACGCTAAATCTCAACTCAGCCTATTCTAAATATGAAAACCTACGACGAACTACTAAAAGAAAACGCAGACCTAACAGAGCTACTACGAAAAGTCACAAACCAGCTAAACCTAGCATTAGAGGACGTGGCGCGTAACCATGCGGCTAAGATGCAAGCCAAGCGTGGCGAATCGCATCACAGGGCATTTGAGCGGCTTTGCCCAATGCCGCCCATGCCCGATATGTCCGATCTGGTTACGTTTGAATATTTTGACAATCTAACAGAAAAGACTTTACCTTGTAACGCTAAACCGTTACAGTAACGCCATGCCAAACTATACAAAGCTATTTAACTCAATCATCACTTCAACCATTTGGACAGAGGATGATAAAACCAGAATCGTATGGATTACCATGCTAGCCATTGCAGACCAGAACGGAGAGGTTCAAGGAAGTATTCCAGGTCTTGCAAGGTTAGCGGGGGTATCAGTTCAAGATGCAGAAAATGCTATCGAAAAATTCCTTTCTCCCGATATTTATTCGAGAACTCCCGATAACGAGGGGCGTAGAATATGCAAGATTGACGGCGGATGGGAGCTTTTAAACCACGCCAAATATAGGAGAATGGCTAGTTTGGCTGACCAGAAAGACGCTAATACTAAACGCCAGCAACGTCACCGCGAGCGTAACGCCTCCGTAACGCACCGTAACGCTACCGTAACGCTCCAAACCGACAAAGCAGAAGCAGAAGCAGAAGCAGAAGCAGATAATAATATACCCCCTAACCCCCAAGGGGGAACGGTTAAAAAGTCTAAGACTAGGAAACCTAAAAATCAAACGGTCGATTGTAATACGGAAACCATGCAACGCATCAACTCATGGTTCGGACGTAGACCAGAAACGAAATGGACTATCCAAGAGAAAGAAACCTTTGACGCTATCGACCAAATGGAACGCGGAGAGGCTCAACTAGACGGAATGGAACAATTCTACTTAGCCGAGGAAACCGAAAACGAAAAACTACACCGCAGGACTACGCTATCAACTCTACTCAATAACTGGCTAGGTGAATTAGACAAGGCACGGGCATATGCGAAAAAACACTAAAAAATAGATTATATGAGTCATTTAGATGAAAAAATGGAAATGCCAAATTTTATATTTGGCAGTCCTAATCTATGCACATACTGCGGAGATATACCATCAGAAATTGATCACGTTATCCCATTATCTCAATATATTGACAGAAAAAGGTCTAGATCTGACGATTCGAGAGGAATTAGAACTTATTCTTGCCGTAACTGTAATTCAGTTCTTTCGAATAAGTATTTTTCAAGTTTCATTGAGAGGGTAATGTTTACCCGTGAGCAAATCATTAAAAAGGCTCAAAAATTCAAAAGAGACGCATCATGGTCTGATGAAGAAATATCACAACTAGATCACACATTGAGAACTTTTGTAGCTAATAGGCAAATACAGCAGAGATTAGCAGATAAAAGGACTGAGTGGGCATTTTCTCCCTCATTTTATAGAAACTTAGATACTATAAAAAATGCTAAATGTTTACAACCAGATAACCCCAAATACAAACAATGGGTATATGATTACTTTTATGATTCTGTATACAGTAATCATGTTTTTAAATAAAAATTGGAATACATAAATGAATAATAATGACACAATAACAACCATGCCTCATTCAGTAGGAGCTGAAAAAGCAATTTTAAGTGTTTTGATGCAATATCCAGATATGTGGCACGATTGCTTAGATTTTACTAATGAATGGCTATACCTACCGCAAAACAGGCTATTACACGTCATTATGGCGAAACAGGTTGAATTGGTCGGTGCAGTCGAATTAGTCGGGCTTTATCAGTTGCTACTCGATGAGGGTAAGTTAGAAGCTGTTGGCGGCATGGCATACGTTACCGAGGTCTATACCTATCAACCCTCGCCTAGTCATTTTGCTAGCCATCTTGAAACGCTACGGATTAAATACGCTTGTCGCCAGGCAATAAAAGCCGCGACTAGTATAGACGAATTAGCGTATCAATCCCCAGAAGCAGATGAGTTGGTCAACTTAGCCAACCAAGTCGCTAATGAGATACAGGAGATCGTTACAGGCTCGAAACCAGCACTAGATACTAAGGCGATAGCTGAAGAATGGTATAACAACTATCAAAAGCTATTATCTGGCGAAAAGATACCAATGGGTATACAAACGGGCGTTTATGAGATAGATCAGAAGCTAAGAGGATTACATCTAGGAATGATGGGAGTTATTTCAGCTAGATCATCGGGTGGTAAATCTACCCTAGCTACCCAGATTATGTCTAACGTAGCATCGCCAGAAACGCCGTGTCTCTATATGTTCTTGGAGGGAACTAAAGAAGCCGCATTTAGTCGCTGTATTATACAAGTATCCAAGCTAGACGGAATGGCTATATCCGACCCGAAAGCATACGCACAGCTTAATAATAGAACGGATGTATCTAAGGAGGAAACTACCGCTATCGCTACTTCAGTTAAAAAGATCATAGCTGGTGGCTTTTATTTCGTCCAACCACCTAGTCGAAAGATCCAAACGATATGCTCAACTATTCGTGCTATGGTAAGAAAGAACGGAATTAAGGTAGTTTTTATGGATTATGTCCAAATCGTTCGTAATGCCGAGAAAGGACAAAGCAAGGAGCAGGAAATGATGGGTATATCCAACTCGCTCCAGGAACTAGCTACCCAGCTAAATATCTTTATTTGCGTTCTATCCCAAGAAAATAGCGAGGGCGAGACGAAACACGCTAGGGCTATTGAGGAGGATTCGGATTGGACGCTATCAATCGTTCAAGAACAGGACAAAAAAAGCGATAATTACAAGCACCACAAGCATATTTTGATAACCAAAGACCGCCACAACGGAAACGCGGGTTACAAGCTACCACTCTTATTTGATAAGGATAAGGTTAAATTCGTCTATGGCGTATACGAAGAGCCACAAAAGGCTAAGAATAAGCCTAAAAAAGATTTCTGAAAAAAGAGCTTGCGTTAATCAACCTAACTGATTCAATCCAAACCGACTCGATGAAAACCATCACACTACTAACAACTCTAACCGCACTAGCATTAGCCGCAATAGGCACAATCCACGCATATACAAACCTAACAAACCAAGACCATGAGTAAACTAATACACGCCAGCATTTGTGTTTCGGATATACCGAAAGAAGTAATTAAATCCCATACGAACGGAAAGAAATACCTAGCCGTAGATATTTGGATTAACGACGAAGAAGATAAATTCGGCAATAACGTAAGCCTGAATATATCCCAATCGAAAGAAGATAGAGAGGCAAAAACCCGTAAGACTTATATTGGCAACGGAAAAACCAAGTTCGGCTTTGATGAGGTTAGCAAACCCGCTCCGACTCCGACCGCGCCAGTTAATGACGATGACTTTGACGACGTGCCATTCTGAGAACGCCAATGTGCTGGCACCCGCCGACAATAAAACTCCAACGAAGAAAGAAAATGAGTGATACCCCAAAACTTGAACTGGCCGCAGATGGCGGGTTGCCCAGACACGCCTTGTTGTCGGTTGCCCAACGCTGTGGCGACATTGTAACCGAAGGACATCCCGACGATGACGACCTTTGGATTCCGGTGCATGAGATCGTGAAAAACGGTTGCTGCGACTGGAAAGAAAATGAGGACAGATATTGGGAAAGCGAGTGCGGGATCGCCTTCGGATTCGATGGAGGATGGCCGCCTTCGGCGCAAAAATTCCGCTACTGCCCCGGCTGCGGTAAGCTGCTAACCGAAACGCCATACATCGAGGAGGATGATTCTTCCGACAACAGCCAAGCACACGGACGCGATAGCGTTCCGTGATGCGACCTGTTCTAAATTAAATTAACATTATGAGACACAAGCTAAACGAATATAGATCAAACGAGCGAGAACTAGCCGAAACCGCAACGAATAGGCTTAATACTGAACCATATACGCTAATGCGTAACGAATCCAAGCGACCTAAATACGAGCTAGAATATGACCATTCGGCTAATCTATTCGTTATCTGGGCTACTTACTACCCGATGGATAACGCTCAGTTCTGCCGTAAGCAGATTCGCAATAAGAGAAAACCACTAATGTTACATACGATATGAGCAAAGGCAGTTGGAATAGAATTAGGGATTATCAGGCTTGGAATAACTCGCCTCTATGGGATAAGAAACCAACCAGGATAATCGATATTATCAAGGAATACCCAGCCGAGACATTAGCTTATGAGCAGGGATTTGATATCGAGCAGTATGACCTACCGCTAGAAACGCATTTTAAATCCATTATCGAAATACCAATCGATCACGGATCTAAGAAGATGGGGCTGCTACACGCTCATTTAAACGATTCTGGTAGCGATACAAAACCACGGGTATTACTAGTAAAGAATCACCAAGATAAGACTACTAAGCTAGCTGTCTGGATGGATGAGATAGAATAAACCACCACCTAACAGATTACAGGCTTGACAAGGTAGTTATACTTAGAAATATAAGAGGTATATTTAATGGCTTCTAATAACTCTAAACGCGGTGCTTATAAACGCAGGATTGATACACCTCAATCCGAGCGGGATAAATACGATACGCTACATAACAGAGAGATTACAGCTAAAGCCGATCAGTTCTTAAAGGCTAGGATAACAGGACAGATAGAGATTAAACAGGTAGAGACTAGGCAGATTAAGTATTGGCATAGTAAGCAACAGGCGGATATACCTAGCCTAAAGACATTGCTCATAGATCATACTGTTAAGACTGCTAAACCTATCTTAGATAGGCTTAAAGGTATTGATACCCCACCTATGGTTGAGCTAGAATAAAACAATAACTTACCAACTTAGACATGAATCTAACAGTATCTAACAAAACCAACACGCTACAAGCCTTATTCTATAAGGGATATAGAGCATTAGCACATGGGACACCCATAGTGGGAACCCTACATTTGTTAGAAATTACTTGTCGGACACAGTCCCCCGTGCTTTCTTTATGCAACTAATTTGCGTTAGTGTAACCGTAACATGACCTAAAATGAAGCCAGTTAATCCCAATTACCCCAAGCAACCGACTCCAGATGACGGGCTAGTTACCGTGACCCATCTCGCCCAATTATTCGGTTTGAACAAAAAAACCATCCATGAATGGCGTAAAACGGGCAGGGATGTGCCAGATAAGATTGATGGCAAGGAAGATTTAGAGGCTTGGAGGGCATGGTTTGCATCTAATCCAGACGCAGGATTCAACCATTTAAAGCCGCGAGCCGACAAGGAAACGCTCCAATGCCAGAAAATCGAGGTTGAGGTAGCCATTAAAAAGCTAGAACTAGCACAACGGGCTGGTGAATTGATTAGTATTGGAGACGCTAAAGAGGCTGTAACGAGGATAGTTAGTGCAGCTCGTGCTGAGTTTCTTAAAATGACATCCGACTTGCCGCCGTTGATTGCAGGATTACCAGAACCGAAGATACACGGGGTAATTAGAGAAACGGTTATCGATATTCTTCAGAAACTAAGTGAGGGAATGGATGAGATTTATGCTCAAAAACAACTTGCCACGGACGAGGAGATTGAGTGAACGAACGAGCGATATCTGAGCTAATAACTGGAGCTAGGCAGGGGTTTAGACCGCCTACGGATCTAAAGCCGTGGGAATGGGCTGCGTTAAACGTCAAGATTTCAAACAGCGAAAGGTCAACTAGATTTGACCCAGAGCAAACGCCGTGGTGGAAAGCACCTTTGGAATGTGCTGGAGACTTTGATACTAGGCAGGTGGTTATTGTAGCCCCAACTGGATCTGGTAAGTCAACTATGGCAGAGGCTTTGATACCTTATGTAGTTTCGGAGAATCCTGGAGCGTTTCTATACGCATCGCAAACGAACGAATCAGCTAAGTTCTGGGGTGAGACTAGGCTTAAACCAGCTTTGATGTCATCGCAACACGTTAAAGACCTATTCCCCAAAGACCGACACGCTAGCCGCAAGTTGGAAATTATCTTTCCGCATATGCCTTTGATTCTAGGCGGGGCTAACTTGGCTAACTTCCAAGAGAAGTCGGTTAGATGGCTTTACGGGGATGAGGTATGGGAATGGCAAGATGAGTTAATCCGCGAGTTCTTAGCTAGGCATCACAACCGCTGGAATAGGAAGGTTTAT